GCACCAGGATTTGATTGTGCTTGGTGAAAGGCCAACCAGAGCGCCAGCCTTTTCCAACGTGAAGCCGCTGCGGCAGGCGTCAATTATCTCCTGCGCTATTTGATCATTGTAAAGGGAGGGCTTGCCATTCTTCCCCTTGTCTTGCGCCAAGGATTCTTTTTCTTGAGCGTCGGCAGGCATCGATTCCATGCCTTATTATATCACGAAATATTTTAAAAAAACATGTTGACAGCACAAACGGATTGCGTATGTTGTCCATATGAGCAACACAAACCAACAAACCGAAGCGAGCGCGGTTAAAATCACTCGCAGATTCGAATACCTGTCCAATATGATTTCAAAATACAAACATCTTTGGATGGAGAGTGATCGCCTTTGTCGGTGGGTAGATGAATACAATAATCTTCGGAGTGATCATCGTGATGTTTTTGTCAAGTATTGCGTAAAGCATGGATATTGCCCAACGCATACAGCCCACGATACGCTTGCATAAGAAAGGAGAATATAAACATGAACAACACAAACCAACAAACCGAAACGAGCGCGGTGAAAGTAGCTCGCACCTATGCTGAACGCAAAAATGCTATTCTATCAAATCCATGCACGCACAATGTTTTGAAAGATATCGTGCGGAAGCTGGACGATTCCGACATCATGGATGCATTGCATAACCTAGAATGCGCAACAAAGCTTTTCGAGCAGAGACTCGAAGAGATTAAGCAGGGGATTTATTGATATGAACAACCTGCCTCAAATCATCGGACTCGTTTTTTTCGCTGGCGTCGCCTTTGGCGTCCTGGCTGGGAGGATTAAATAAATGAAAAGAACAAAAACGTGGAAGATCGGTGAAGAGTGCGTTGGTGGAATTATCCAAGCGAAAATTAGCGGAAACGATTATTTCCCGTCCTCCGCCGTTGTAAAAATTGAGATCCTAGACTGGAAGACTAGGGATCTAGTCATGAGCGGGATTTTCGGTCAACTCCATGCGGATCGTTTGATTGAGTGGCTCCATGAGGCCACAACGTCTTGCCATGTCGGGAAGGTTTTGGAATGGGTGAAAGAGAATGCATGGAAAGGGGCGCAAAAATGATGACATTTGAACATGCAACAACGTCAACAGGAGGAGGATTCTCCCGCCCCTCTAAAATGCCTTGTCCTGCCTATTCAATACCAGCCAGCCTTTGCAAGGTGGGCGGGAAGCTTAGGAATGTGGAAGGATCGGGTTGCTCCAAGTGGTACGC